TCGAAGGATCTAATAGTATTTCCAGTGGGATGTTTAGTATAAAATACCAGTTATTTCTCAATGATGTTTATTATTGGGGGTCAACTGAGCTTTTAACATATTCTATGGTAAAAACATATCTTGAAGATTTAAACTGGTTACTCACAACACAAAAACAAGTTAGATTCAATAAAAGAGAAGATAAACTATATTTAGATATAGACTGGTCTAGTTTGACTGTTGGTCAAGTTATTGTCATTGATTGCTACCGAGCATTGGATCCAGCAGAATCGACTAAAGTTTGGAATGATTCATTTTTGAAGCAGTATTTGACTGCACTGATTAAAAGACAATGGGGCCAAAATTTAATTAAATTTAGAGGAGTTAAACTTCCTGGTGGAATTGAACTAGATGGAAGACCAATTTATGATGATGCGCAAAGAGAACTTGATATTATCATGGAAAGAATGTCAAGTACCTATGAAATTCCCCCACTAGATTGCATTGGTTGATATGAAAAATAAGTATTATTGTTATTTTTATTTAAGAGAAGATGGAACTCCATATTATGTTGGAAAAGGATGTAATAGTAGGATAAATAACAAGTATCACCCTGGAATAAGTCTACCCCCACCAGAGAGAAGAATAAAAGCACATCAAAATTTAACAGAAGAAGAGGCACTAGAAAAAGAAAAATATTATATAAAAAAATATGGCAGGAAAGATTTGGGAACAGGAATATTATATAATAGAACTGATGGCGGAGAACTTCCACCAAAAATGACAAAAGGAAATAAGAATCACATAAATGGAATAAAAAAATACTGGAAAAATATAACAGAAGAAGAAAGAAAAAGACGAGCTAAGTCAGTTTCTATGTCAAAAAAAGGGAAAGGAAATAATTTACCAACATGTCCGGTAATCATTGTTGAACTTAATATGAAATTTGACTCAATAAAAGAATGTGCAAAATACATAAATGGAGATCCTTCCACCATATGTAAATGTTTGAATGGTAGAGGGCAAAATAAGCATCGTGGATATACATTTAAAAGAGTTTAAGTAATATGTTAAATCCATTTTTTCTTCAGGGATCAAATTCAGAACAAGGACTAATACAAGATCTGATTAATGAACAGTTAAAAATTTATGGGATTGATGTGTATTATATCCCAAGAAAATATATAACAAAAAAAACAATAATAAAAGAAGTTATAGAATCTGAATTTGATAGTGCTTATCCAATAGAAGCTTATGTTGATACTTACGAAGGATATGAAGGTGCAGGAACTCTTCTAACAAAATTTGGAGTGCAACCATACAATGATTTAACACTAATCATTTCCAAAGAAAGATTTGAAACTTATATTTCTCCCCTCATTAAAAATCAACCTGATATTGAATTGTCCACGAGACCAAAAGAAGGTGATCTCATTTATTTTCCACTTGGTGACAGATTGTTTGAAATTAAATTTGTAGAGCATGAACTCCCATTTTATCAACTACAAAAAACTTATGTTTATACATTAAGATGTGAATTATTCAGGTATCAAGATGAATTAATTGATACTGGAATAGATTATATTGATGATAATATCCAGCAAGAAGGGTATATTCAGACATTTGATATGCTTGGTGCTGGAGTTACAGCTACTGCCACAGCTACTATAGTAAATGGTGGTGTAACATTTGTACAAATAACTAATCGTGGAGACGGGTATAAAAATCCACCAACAGTTAAATTTTCACCACCAGCATTTGGACAAGTTGCAACTGGCATTGCAACAATGATTGGTGGAATTGTTGACTTATGTGAACCAGATTCTAGTCGTTTTAGAGTTCAAGGCGTCGAAATTACTAATGCGGGATATGGTTATACATTACCTCCCACAGTTGCTTTTTATGGTGGTGATGGAGGAGGTGCCACTGCAGTAGCATCTATTGGAAATGGAATAGTTGGAATCATAACTGTCACTAATGGTGGTTCTGGATATACTCAAGAGCCAATAGTACAATTTGTTGGAGCATCCACAATTCCAGCCCAAGCAAGAGCAATTTTAACAAATGGTGTGGTGACTAGAATTGGAATTACAACTACTGGAATTGGATATACACAAGCACCTATTATACAGATCCAAAATCCGTATATGGTTGGTTATGGTACTTATCTATTCAATGAAACTGTAGTAGGATCTTCTTCTGGTTATACTGCAAAAGTTAAATCTTGGAATGCAGTTACAAATAAATTAGAACTTTCAAACATCACTGGAGATTTTATACCAGGAGAAACGCTTGTTGGTTCCGCATCTAGTGCAAGCTATGAAATTAAAAAAACAGAAATTGATAACTTAATCGATCCATTTGCCGAAAATAAAGAAATTCAAATAGAAGCTAACTCTATTATTGATTTCAGCGAAAGTAATCCTTTTGGAAGTCCATAGTTTCTAAATATGTAAATCGTTAAATAATATTATAAGGATTTCCTAACATGTTTGAATATTTTTATCACGAAATAATCAGAAAGACTGTAGTTTCTTTCGGTACTTTGTTTAATGGAATTTCCATTAAACATAAGGATGACACTGGAAATGTAAAAAGTTCTATCAGAGTTCCACTATCTTATGGTCCAACTCAAAAATTCTTAGCGAGATTGGAACAAGTTCCCAATCTGAACAAACCAGTTCAAATGAATTTGCCAAGAATGTCATTTGAATTAATTGGAATGTCTTATGACACAACAAGAAAATTAACTACAACTCAGACTTTTTTAACTAGAGATGTAAATAATAATCAAATAAAGAAAGCATATCTTCCAGTTCCTTATAATTTAAATTTTGAACTGAGCATCATGACAAAACTTAATGATGATATGCTCCAAATAGTTGAACAGATATTACCATACTTTCAACCAAATTATAATTTAACTGTAGATTTAGTACAAGAAATTGGAGAAAAAAGAGATATACCTATAGTTTTAGATAATATATCAATGACAGATAATTATGAGGGAGATTACACTGAGCGTAGAGCATTAATTTATACCTTAAAATTTACAGCAAAAACATATCTGTTTGGTCCAGTTTCTTCCGATTCTGTTTCTAGTGAAATTATCAAAAAAGTGTCTCTTGGATTTGCTGCTGGTGAGGCATCTGGAGTTGCTAGAAGAGAAGTTGTCTACAGTGTTGAGCCTCGTGCAATTCAAAATTATACTGGAACTGTAACTACCACAGTAGCAAAAGATATAGAAAAATCAGACACATTAATTGATGTGGTTAATGCATCTGGTATTATTTCTGGTTCTTATATCGATATTAATCAAGAAGAATTTTATGTTGAGTCTGTCTCTGGTAATACATTAACTGTAAGAAGAGGACAAGATTCAACTTTAATCCTTTCTCATGTATCTGGTTCTGATGTTAAATTAATCACTGCAGCTGATGATTTGTTGATAGAGCCTGGCGATGATTTTGGTTTTTCTGGTTCTTTAGATTGATAGGAGGTTGACATGAAAATGACCAAAAAATACAAAAAATTAAATGAAACATTTAATATAGACGACAATTTGGATGAAGTCATTCATCCAGAAATAGCAGAGGAATCTCCAAAAGAAATCATAGCAAAAAAAGAAACTTTAATTGATGATATCAAAAAAGATTACGAGTACACTCGTGGTAATTTGTATTCAATTATAGAAAAAGGACAAGAAGCAATTAATAATGTTTTGGAATTGGCGCAAGAAACTGATGCTCCAAGAGCTTATGAGGTCGTTGGGCAATTAATCAAAAATGTTTCTGATGCTACTGATAAACTTATGGATCTTCAGAAAAAAATAAAAGCATTAGATGAAATAAAACAGCAAAGAGGTCCAACTAATGTCACTAATGCTTTGTTTGTTGGTTCGACAGCAGAATTATCAAAAATGCTAAAGAGTCAACTAAAAAATGTTAATGGTGATAAATAGAAATAAATTGCTTTTTATTGACTAATAAAAATGAAAAGAATCAACGAAGATCACAAAGAAATTGCTAGTGGCAAAAAGAAAGATGACGAAGGCTATATGGCAGGGATTGAATTGGATTCAATCGAAAGAGCTGTAAAAAACTTAAGAAAAGCAATTAAGAGCAGTGATACTCAATTACCTGCTTGGGTACAATCTAAAATTACTAGAGCAGCTGATTATATTGATACTGCAGCAGAATATCTTCAGAGTGATGAAGAATTGAATGAAGACAAAAACAAATCATTTAAAATCGACAAAAACACACATAAAAGAGAGACAAAAAAAACTAAAGCAACCGGCATAATAGATAAACCAGGAACTCCTGGAGAAGGAGAAGCAGCACAAAATATAGTAAGAAAATTGGGAGGAACAGGATCCCAACTTCTTCCCAGATATAAGCACTTGCCACCAAGAAATGAAGAAATTTCTCTAGTAGATCAAATCTTGTCTGAAATGGGTTGTGGGTGCAATAAAACAAAAAAGGGAAAAAAGTGCCCTAAGCATGGATATAAAGATTGTTCATCCATGCACGAAGAAAAGGACCCAAAAGGTCCAGTTCAGGCATATAAGTCTCCTGAAGAAATTGCAAAAAAGCATGGGGTCTCTTTAGATGAGATAAATACCCAATTAAAGATGGGAATTAAAGTAGAAGGAGAGCATACTTCGGACAAGACTTCTGCAAGAATTACTGCACTTCAACATTTAGATGAAGTACCAGATTACTATACAAAGTTAAAAAAAGTAGAGACACAAAAAGAAAGTAAGATAGTAAGAGACATGTTTGGTAATGCTTCTTATGAATTTATTGATCTTATTACTGCAGATCCATTAATCAAGGAAGCAAAAAAATCCAAAAAGAGTGATTCTTGTTGGAGTGGATATAAAAGAAAAAAGGGAACAAAAAAGTATGAAGAGGGATCATGTGTTGAAGTAGAAGAAAATGTAGCCATTCGAGTGTTAACTGCGCAAAAAGAAGTAGATAGAGCTAAAATTAAATTAGCTGATGCAAAAAAGAAGGAGTTATCTCAAACTGGAACTTCTACTGAAGTGTCAGAAACAACAATTCCTACTCAATATGGACACAACTTTTCTGTTACTTTAATGTGGAGAGCAAAATATTACAATATTCAAATGTTCTTCCCACAAATAAGAATGCCTAATAGAAGAGAAATATCAGATGAAGCCAATAAGGTATATCCAAACTGTAAGGTAATTACATACACTCCAAGTAGAATACAGCAAAATCTTCCTATTATTCAAGTTCCAGACAAAAAATCTAAAAACTATCTCATGAATAATGGGACTATTGGGGAAGAGGTTGAAATATTGGAAGCAAAAAAGTCTCAAATGAAATGCAATAAGCCAAAAGCAGAACCTTATGGCTCAGGTGAGACAGGAAAATCTCATGTGGTAAAGGCATGTGAAGGAGGAGAAGAAAAGCTTATTCGTTTTGGACAAAAAGGTGTAAAGGGATCACCAAAAAAGAAGAATGAATCTGAAGCTTATGCAAATCGTAGAAATAGATTCAAAAAAAGACATAAAAAAAATATTAAAAAAGGAAAAATGAGTGCTGCATATTGGGCAAATAAGGTTAAATGGGAGTGAGTTTTAAAATATTTGTAGTTTTAATTGATTAAATTTTATGGCTGAAGAACATTATTTGGGTAATCCCCTGCTTAAAAAAGCAAATACCCAAATTGAATTTACAGATGAGCAAATTGTCGAATTTATAAAATGCGCTCAAGACCCTGTATATTTTGCAACTAATTATATACAAATTGTGACCTTGGATCATGGTTTACAACCATTTGAAATGTATCCGTTTCAAGAAAGGATGTTAAATTCTTTTCATGAAAATCGTTTTAACATTTGCAAACTCCCGCGTCAGTCTGGAAAATCAACAACCGTAGTTTCTTATCTACTTCATTATGCAATCTTCAATGATAATGTCAATATTGCAATTCTAGCAAATAAAGCACAGACAGCACGCGATCTTCTCGGTCGCCTCCAAACTGGTTATGAAAACCTTCCTAAGTGGTTACAGCAAGGTATTTGTTCATGGAATAAAGGCTCGCTAGAACTTGAGAATGGATCTAAGATTTTTGCTGCTTCTACCTCAGCATCTTCTGTTCGAGGAAGTACTTATAACATTATTTTCTTAGACGAATTTGCATTCGTTCCAAATCAGGTTGCAGATTCATTCTTTAGTTCTGTTTATCCTACGATTACTTCTGGTAAGTCTTCGAAGGTGATTGTTGTCTCGACGCCAAAGGGACTCAATCATTTCTATAAATTGTGGGATGACGCAAAAAAAGCAAAAAATGAATATGTTCCAATTGAGGTATTTTGGACTGATGTTCCAGGAAGAGATGAGGAATTCAAAAGGACAACCATTGCCAACACCAGCGAATCTCAGTGGCGACAGGAGTTTGAGTGTGAATTTTTGGGTTCAGTTGATACACTAATTTCTGGTGCTAAACTAGCAACATTGACTCAAGATCGACCAATAAAGTCAAATGCTGGTCTTGATGTTCACGAAGATCCAATAGATGATCACCAATATGTAATTACGGTTGATGTCGCAAGAGGTGTAGAGATAGATTATTCTGCTTTTGTTGTTTTTGATATTACTACATTTCCATATAGAGTAGTTGCAAAATATAGAAATAATGAGATAAAACCAATGATGTTCCCATATATCATCAAAGATACAGGGAAAGCATATAATAATGCATATTTACTTTGCGAGGTAAATGATGTCGGAGATCAAGTTGCAGCTGCGTTACACTATGATCTAGAATATCCAAATGTTTTAATGTGTTCAATGAGAGGAAGAGCAGGACAGATTGTCGGTCAAGGATTTTCTGGCAAAAAGACTCAGATGGGCGTAAAAATGTCCAAGAATGTCAAAAAGATTGGGTGTATAAACTTAAAAGCAATTATAGAAGAAGAAAAACTAATACTTAGTGATTATGAAACTATATCAGAACTAACAACATTTGTACAAAAATATAATTCATTCGAGGCAGAAGAAGGATGTAATGATGATCTTGTTATGTGTCTCGTAATTTTTGCCTGGCTCATTGTTCAAGATTATTTCAAAGAAATGACAGATAATGATGTCCGAAAAAGATTATATGAAGAACAGCAAAATCAACTAGAGCAGGACATGTCTCCTTTTGGATTTATTATTGATGGTAGAGAAGATAATAATTTTGTTGATACGGATGGGACTCGTTGGTTTACTGATGAATATGGTGACATTGCTTCTTTATGGGAATACAATTTCTAAAAGTTCACTAAAATACTATTTTTCATAAATATTTTTTAGAGAAATAGAGTATTTTAGGGAGAAAAACATGGCGACTCCTCAATTATCTCCAGGCATTCTTGTCAGAGAGGTTGATTTAACTGTAGGAAGAGCTGATAATGTTATTGATAACATTGGAGCAATTGCCGGTCCATTTGCAATCGGACCAGTCGAAGAGCCAATCGATATCACAACAGAACAAGAGTTAATCAACACTTTTGGCAAACCATTATCAACCGATGCTCAGTATGAGTATTGGATGAGCGCATCTTCGTACCTATCTTATGGTGGTATTCTTAAAGTTGTTCGAGTTGATGACAGCAACCTTAAAAATGCAAGAGTTGGTTATAATACTACAGCAACTGTAGACATCAAAAATTTTGATGATTATAATACCCAAGAAACTGGTTCTTATCATTTTGCAGCAAAAACTCCTGGTACTTGGGCAAATGGACTTAAAGTTTGTGTAATTGACGATAAAGCAGATCAGATTATTGGAATTAATACTAACGATCTAGGTGCAGCAGGTGCACAAATTGGCTATGGTGTTACTGTTTCACTTTCTGATGTTGCTTTTGCTGGAATAGGAACTACATCAGAATTCAGTGGATATTTAAAAGGTATTATCACTGGAGTGACCACCAGCACCACTGGAAATTCAAGCTTTGATGTTAAGATCGTATCCAGAGTATCCTCAACTGGAACTGAAACTCAAATAAATTATGCCCAGGGATCAGATCTAACTTCTATTTCTTTGGGAGAGAATTTAACTTTTATTAATAATTCTGGTATTTCTACTGGAACTGGACTTTATAGTGCTACTACTGTACAAGATTGGTATGATCAGCAAACTCTTGGTCTAACAAATTCAACTTTATTCTGGCGATCAATTGCACCAAAACCAGTTACAAATCAATACGCAGCCACAAGAAATGCAAAAAATGATGCTCTAAACATTGTAATTATTGATGATACTGGCTCATTAACTGGTGTACAAGGAAATATTCTTGAAAAGCATATTTCAATTTCTAAGGCAACTGATTCTATATCAGGAGTAAATTCACCACAGAAGACTTGGTATAGAAATTATCTAGCTAATTTCTCTAATTATGTTTATTCTGGTACAAACTATTATACATCAACTGATACTTTAAATGGTATTACTCCAGTAGCAACTGGATTCAGTACTTATTCTGGAGTTCCATCAGCATCATTTACCCCACTAAGTATTTCCAGTGGTGGTTGGAATCAAGAGGCACAAGGGACTATATTCAATGCTATCGGCAATGTAACTTTTGAGCTTACTGCAGGAGCCGATTATTCAGGAAATGGTGCAAAAGCTACTCTTGGTGCATTGAATACCGCATATGATTTATTTTCAAATGAAGATGAAATTGAAGTAGATTACTTGATCTGTGGTCCTGGACTAGAAACAAAAGAAGATTCACAAGCGAAAGCAAATAAATTAATTTCAATCGCAGAAAACAGAAAAGACTGTGTGGCAGTAATTTCTCCATATAGAGCTTCTGTTATCAATGTGACTAATACAACCACACAAACAAATAATGTAGTAGATTTCTTCTCTCCATTATCATCCTCTTCTTATGCAATATTTGATAGTGGTTATAAGTATACTTACGATCGCTTCAATAACATATTCCGTTACATTCCATGTAATGCTGACATTGCTGGTCTTATGGCCAGAACAAATGTTACTGCATATCCATGGTTCTCTCCAGCTGGCCAACAAAGAGGTGTTTTGAATAATGCAATCAAGCTAGCATACAATCCAAATAAATCACAGAGAGATCTTCTTTATAAGGCAAGAATTAATTCAATCATCAATCAACCAGGAACTGGAATTTTATTGTTTGGTGATAAGACTGCACTTGCTTACGCATCAGCATTTGATAGAATTAATGTTCGCAGACTATTTTTGACTGTTGAACAAGCATTGAGAAGATCCGCAGAAGCTCAACTCTTTGAACTTAACAACCAAACTACAAGGGCAAACTTTGTAAATATTGTTGAGCCATATCTAAGAGATGTTCAAGCAAAAAATGGCGTATATGATTTCTTGGTTGTTTGTGATACTACAAATAACACTCCTGATGTAATTGATAACAATGAGTTTAGGGCTGACATTTTCCTAAAGCCGACCAGATCTATTAATTATGTTACATTGACTTTTGTTGCTACTAGAACTGGAATTTCCTTTGAGGAAGTTGTAGGTAGAGTCTGATCATAATTAAAATCAACAATAAAGGAGGTATTAAAAATGTCTACACTCAGAACAATTTCTAACTTTAAATCAAGACTAGCAGGCGGTGGCGCAAGACCAAATCTATTTGAGGTTGAAATTCCAACTCTACCAGACGCTGCTGCTCCTGCAGATTGGCCAGCCGAAACATTTAAGTTTTTATGTAAAGCGGCCAATTTGCCAGCATCTAATGTCAACCCAATTGATGTACCTTTTAGAGGTCGCATACTAAAAGTTGCTGGCGACAGAACGATAGATCCATGGACAGTTACTATCATTAATGATGAAGACTTTGCAATTCGTTCTGCACTTGAGTTGTGGATGAATGGTATCAGTAAACTCGACAATAATACTGGTGCTACAAACCCAGGATCATATATGACTAATGCACTTGTGCATCAGCTTGGTAGGGGCACAAACAATAGAATGGAAGAATCCACATCAAATTCAGATACCATTGGTGGTACTGGAATCACACCACTTAGAACCTACATGTTCTATGATATTTTCCCAACTAATATTTCTGCGATTGACCTATCTTATGAGAGTGCAGATGTAATTGAAGATTACACTGTAGAATTTCAAGTTCAATATTGGGCTGCAGGCTCTAATCAAGATACTGGTGGAGCGACTGATCAATCTGGAATATTAATCAGGTAATAAATAGGATATACAGTTCAAGAATAAATTATGGCAAGACTGTTTGGTTTTTCGATTGAAGATTCAAATAAAAAGTCACCCTCAGTTCTATCCCCCATTCCTCAAAATAATGAGGATGGGGTTGATCACTATCTGACGAGTGGCTTTTTTGGTTCTTATGTTGACATTGAAGGAGTTTATAGAACTGAATTTGATTTAATTAAACGATATAGAGAAATGGCACTACACCCTGAGGTAGATAGTGCTATTGAAGATATTGTAAATGAAGCTATTGTTTCGGACACAAATGATTCACCAGTGCAAATTGAATTATCTAATTTGAATGCAAGTGATGGATTGAAGAAAAAAATAAGAGAAGAATTCAAGTATATATTAGAACTATTAGATTTCGATAAAAAATCTCACGAAATTTATAGAAATTGGTATATTGATGGCAGATTGTATTATCATAAAGTTATTGATATTAAAAATCCACATTTAGGGATTCAAGAATTGCGTTATATTGACGCAATGAAAATGCGGTATGTCCGACAAGAAAAAAAAGTAAAAAAAGATAATAATGTTTCGGGAACTACTAATGGGTTGGTTGGAGATCAAAATCCAATGAACTTTAAATTTCCTGAGATTGAAGAGTATTTTATCTATGATCCTAAGAGTTCATATCCTGTTGGTGGTGGCATTGCAAATATGGGTACTGCTTCGCCAGAACGAGGAGTCAAAATTGCTAAGGATGCGATTACTTACTGCACTTCTGGATTAGTCGATCGAAATAAAGGAACTACTCTTTCATATTTAAACAAAGCAATTAAAGCTCTAAATCAATTAAGAATGATTGAGGATTCATTGGTCATATATCGCCTCAGTCGTGCTCCAGAGCGTAGGATATTTTATATTGATGTTGGAAATTTACCAAAAGTAAAGGCAGAACAATATCTTCGTGATGTCATGATGCGATATCGCAATAAACTTGTATATGACGCAAGCACTGGCGAAATAAGAGATGACAAAAAATTTATGAGTATGCTTGAAGATTTCTGGCTCCCTCGCCGCGAAGGTGGTAGAGGAACAGAAATTGACACTCTTCCAGGGGGCCAAAATCTTGGTGAAATTACAGATATTAATTACTTTCAATCTAAACTATACATGGCTTTGAATGTACCACCTTCAAGAATTGATGGGGAAGGTGGATTCAATCTGGGTAGATCGTCAGAAATTCTGAGAGATGAACTAAAATTTAGTAAGTTTGTTGGGAGATTGAGAAAAAGATTTTCTAATATGTTTAGTGATATGCTTAGAACTCAATTAATATTGAAAAATATCATCACCCCAGAAGATTGGGACTTAATGAATGAACATATTCAATATGACTTTTTATATGACAATCACTTTGCGGAACTGAAAAATTCTGAATTAATGACAGATAGGCTTAACATGCTATCAATGGCAGAACCTTATATTGGAAAGTATTATTCTCAAGATTATGTAAGAAGACAGATTCTCCGCCAAACAGACCAAGAAATTGTGGAGCAAGATGAATTAATTAAAAAAGAAATAGAAGAAGGAATAATACCAGATCCAAGTATTCCTGTAGATCCAAATACAGGTATGCCAATAGAAAATACTAGTAATATAGAAGGAGAAATGGGAAAAGTCCCAATTGAACCACAGCCAAGCGAAAAAGGAATAAAACCACCAAAAGGTGGAGAAATTTAACTCTAAATAAAAATACCTATAATTTTAATTTTTATGGATGACCTAATGGATATGATTGCTTCTGATGAATCACCTTCTCAGATTAGCGACAAAATAAAAGATATTCTTTATACAAAGTCTGCAGCTAAAATTGATGATTTTAAACCATATGTTGCTGCATCTTTATTTGGAGAAACTGAGGATTGATAAATAATTAGATAAAATTATTTTAAAGATAATGCAAAGAACTAAAATTCTTTCTGATGTAGTTGCAACTCCAACTAGTGCTGGACTAGCTTCTAGTATTGGGTCTGCTACTTGTGTGAGATTATATAATAATACTGTAGGTGTTGTAACTGTTAGTATTTCCACTTCTGTTGGAGCTGGAACTACTTTTCAATTTGCAATACCATCAACGACAGTGGAATTTTTGGAAAAATTACCAACTGATGTAATCTATACTTCTTCACAAATTCAAGCAAACAAAGTAGCATTTACGAACTAATAAATGAAACTAATCACCGAAGAAATTTCTAAAGTAAAATTTGTTACTGAAGAAAAAAATGGAAAAAAATCTCTTTACATTGAGGGAATTTTTCTTCAGGCAGATATAAAAAATAGAAATGGTAGATGCTATCCAATGGAAACTCTAGCTAGAGAAGTTGGAAGATACACAGAAAATTACATCAGTAAAGGTAGAGCTTTAGGTGAACTTGGACACCCATCTGGACCAACTGTAAATTTAGATCGTGTATCACACATGATTACTTCTCTTAGAGAAGATGGTAATAACTTCATTGGAAAAGCTAAAATTTTAGACACCCCTATGGGTAAGATTGCTTCTTCTTTAATATCAGAAGGAGTAAAGCTTGGTGTTTCTTCTCGCGGAATTGGATCACTTGTTGAGCGTAATGGTGTTCGTTATGTTTCTGATGATTTTATGTTAGCTACTGCAGCTGACATTGTTGCAGATCCTTCCGCACCTGATGCGTTCGTTAATGGAATCATGGAAGGAGTAGAGTGGGTATATGATGCATCTAGAAATGATTGGTTGGTAGAAAATACCAAGAAAAAAATTAATAATTTAGTGAATTCAAGAGAACTAGAGGAAAAGAAAATTCAACTATTTGATGAATTTTTAAATTCCCTCTAATTTTTTAAATTATAAATAAATATAGATTTAATACATAGCTAAATCGGAGAGTTCAAATGTCTCGTGGAAAAAATTTACAAGAAATGGAAGTAGGCACAAAGCAATCCAGATCTGCTGTAAATGCAAATGCAAAACCAGCAGAGCCAATGCCACATCTAACTACTGGTATTCCTGATGGTCAAAGTGGAACTGGTTGGGAAGATCTAGGTGGACCTACTCCAGAAAACTACAAATCTGACGATGAATCAGCAAAGATCAAAGATCCCGCTGCTACTCTAAAGAGTGTCAGTGATGTAGTCAATTCCAAAGCAAAAGCTGCTGAAGCCATGAAAAAAATGGCAGTAAAAGAAGAAGCAGAAGACGAAGATGAAGATGAGGAAGAAGATGAAGATGAAGAAAAGCTAGATGAAGAATATGATGAAGAAGATGAAGAGGATGAAGACGAAGAAGACGAAGAAGATGAAGAAGACGAGGAAGAAGAACTAGAAGAAGATTATGATCAAGATGAAGAAGAGTTTGACATCGAAGAAGATGTTAATGCTCTAGTTCAAGGTGAAGATCTTTCTGAAGAGTTTAAAGATAAAGCAAAGGTAATCTTTGAGGCTGCTCTCCGTAGTAAAGTCAATGAAATTCGTGAGGTACTCGACGAGCAGTATCAACAAGCTTATGAGCAACGCCTTTATGAAGAAGTTAGCTCTATGAGAGATGAACTTCAAGAGCGTGTTGATTCTTATCTAGAATATGTATCCGATGAATGGATGCAAGAAAATGCTCTTGCCATTGAATATGGCATTAAAGAGCAACTTAGTGAATCATTCTTGAGTAATCTCAAGAATCTTTTTGAAGAACATTATGTACAACTCCCTGAAGAAAAATATGATGTGCTAGAGAATATGGTAGAAAAACTTGATGAAATGGAGACAAAACTCAACGAGCAAATTGAGAGAAACATTCAGCTCAACAGAAGACTCTCAGAGTCGGTTGCTGATAGAATTTTTGATGTAGTATCTGATGGTCTAGCTATCACTCAGAAAGAAAAGCTCGCTTCACTTGCCGAAAGTGTTGAGTTTGAAAGTGAGCAAGAATATCGTGAAAAATTGGAGACTTTAAGGGAATCATATTTCCCAACCAAGTATGCAGCTCCAACTGCTCAACCTGAAACACTTTCAGAAGGTGTAGTTTCATCTGTTGAGGATCATTCCCCATCAATGAACACCTACATGAAAGCACTTTCCATGTTGGCTAAAAACTGATTTCAATATTAAATCAAACAAAACAAAAACATTTTTAAAGAGGTAAAAGCAAATGTTCCAATCTGAGCATCTGCAAGAAAAGTGGGCACCGCTTCTCAACTATGATGGTCTTGATCCAATCAAAGATTCTCATCGTAAAGCAGTAACCGCTGTCTTGCTCGAAAACCAAGAAAAATTCCTAAGAGAAGAAAGCGCCTTCTCTAGTGGTGTACTCATGGAGTCACCAACCAATGCAGGTAATGCTGCTGGTGCTAGTGGTGCATTTAGTGGTAGTGCAACCGCTGGTGGCCCTGTTGCTGGTTTTGACCCTGTTCTAATCAGCCTAATTCGTCGTTCTATGCCTAATCTTGTGGCATATGACCTAGCTGGTGTTCAGCCAATGACTGGACCTACTGGCCTAATTTTCGCAATGCGCTCCCGCTACAACAATCAAAGTGGCGATGAGACCTTCTATAATGAAGTAAATACCGCCTTCTCTGGTACCAACGCAAACAGAAGTGCTACTAATGCTACTGATGCTATTGCTGGTCTTGGTACTACTGGTGGCACTCAAACTGGTAGCAATCCTGGTATTCTAAATCCAGTCGGTACTGCTTCTTCCCTAGGTTACAATGTTGGCCAAGGCATGAAGACTGGCGATGCTGAAGCTTTAGGTGCTGATAATGGCGGCCAATTCAACGAAATGGCTTTCTCAATTGAGAAGGTTCTTGTTGAAGCAAAGTCCAGAGCACTAAAAGCTGAGTATAGCCTTGAGCTAGCTCAGGACCTAAAGGCAATTCATGGTCTGAATGCTGAAGCGGAACTCGCAAACATTCTCTCAACTGAGATTCTTGCTGAGATCAACCGCGAAGTAATCCGTACCATTTATAAAGTTGCCGAACAGGGTGCTGCTAACAATGTAGCTACTGCTGGTGTATTTGACCTTGACATTGACTCCAATGGTCGTTGGAGCGTAGAGAAGTTTAAGGGTCTACTCTTCCAAATCGAGCGCGATGCTAACGCAATTGCAATCAGAACTCGTAGAGGAAAGGGTAATGTAATTATGTGCTCCTCCGATGTAGCTTCCGCTCTCACCATGGCAGGCGTACTTGATTATACCCCAGCTCTAAATGCTAACCTAAATGTAGATGACACTGGTAATACCTTTGCTGGTGTTCTTATGGGTAAGTATCGTGTTTATATCGATCCTTATTCTGGTGGTGTAAATCCTGGTGCTGATGGTGGTCAGTATTATGTTGTCGGCTATAAGGGTTCTTCACCTTATGATGCTGGCTTGTTCTACTGCCCTTATGTTCCTCTCCAAATGGTTCGTGCCGTTGGTGAGAACACCTTCCAGCCAAAAATCGGCTTTAAGACTCGCTACGGTATGGTAGCGAATCCATTTGCTGAAGGTTTGGATAAAGGTCTTGGTCGTCTACAAATTAATAGCAACCGCTATTATAGAAGAGTTCAGGTTAAGAATCTTCTCTGAGTTAAAACACATAAGATTCAAGAGAGAGGAGAAATCCTCTCTTTTTTTGTGTCTTAATTTGATCTACAGAATTATGTGAATATAGCTAAATAGTAGAAAAAATGGTAGGAAACGCATTTAATAACCAAATAGAGAATAGGAATTTTCTATCTCCAACTCAATTTAAATTTAGCATCACAAGAGCACCAAAAGTTGCTTTTTTTACAAATACAGCAAACATACCATCAATAACTCTTGGTATTGCAAATCAACCTACATACTTAAGAGATATTCCTCAGCCAGGAGATAAAATAAAATTCGAAGACTTCAATTTACGATTTATGGTAGATGAAGGTCTTGAAAATTACATGGAACTCCAGAATTGGATTCGAGGTCTTGGATATCCGGAATCATTGGAACAAATATATACTTTACAAAGACAAGATAAAAAAGTAACCTCCAATGTCAATCAGGGTCTTAATCTTTATTCTGATGGTACTTTACAGGTATTGACAAGTAGCCAGAGACCGAATTTTCAGGTAAAATTTTACGATTTATTTCCCTATGATTTAACTACTTTACTATTCGATGCAACTGATAATGATGCTGAATATTTTACAGCTGAGGTGAAGTTCAAATACACTTACTATGAAATAACTGACAACAAAGGAAATTTACTTTATGGATATCAATGAAATACAAAAAATGTGGAAGGAAGATTCTATAGT